TTGGGATGGTCCCAACAACAAGCTGTTAGACTTGGAGAGGTTGAATGATTCAGGGTTTCCAAAAAACTGGATACCTGAATCATTCCTCCAAGTTAACGCCGAGGTGGTTGGCAATGAACGATATGAGACAATTCATGCCAACGCGGTCGCAGCACTTCATTTTGTGCGTGCGCTCGCCGATAGTCTGATGGATGCACACGATGTGTTTCGGCACCAACCATTCACAGACTACATAGAAGTAATCAACGTATTGACCCGTGCACCGGATCAGGCAACATGCGTAAAATGGATCAAGCACATGACGTGCTGGCCACTTGCAATTTTTGCGAGAAACGATGAGCCTGACGTCCCAGAGGGATTGGTGCAAGCACTCGGGTACGAAGAGAACCTTCCATCGGATATCCCAGAACCTCCGGGGCTACCCAGTCGGCGCAAGAAAATATTCTTTGTTCCGCTTAAGGGTGGTAGTCGGCGTATGTTGAAAAGACTTTTGATCAACAAGCCTACTAACAAAATACCCCTCAAGGTATGTTGGGCAATATTGCAAGGTGCAAAACGTGGTTGTGCGGAGGTAACAACAGAATTTGTTGAAGCCGCGCTAGACAAGCACAAAAACGCACTAACGGATGAGAAGGCTCCACTCGATCCTGAAATCAAGGAGGAGTTCAGAAAAAAGTTCAGGAATATATTCCGTGCGAAACAATATACAAGATATTGCAATGGAACGAAATACACCTGCTTCAACGTGAGAGGATTCACACGCGAAGAAGGGAACCCTGGACCGAACGCCTGCTATGAGAGACCAAGATCAGAGTACGGCCGCGCTGGATACGTCCGAGAGCGCTGGCAGAAACATCTAGAAGAAAACTTGTGTCTAAAGGAGGGCGACTTGCTCGGCATACATATTGATGCCACGACTGGCAAGTCATACGAGGAGAAGTACAGTAAAAACCTTCTACCACGTATTCCTCACAGCTTCTTGGTACGCGAAGCCTTGTCTACACTCAAAAAGCAGGATGGCGTTTGCCATGCAACCGTAGTTGAGTGTCTTGAGCCCCTGAAATGCAGGCTCATTACCAAGGGAAACGCGATGCCGTATGCTGCCGTCATGCCATTCCAGAAGGACATGCGGAGACACTTGTATGACACACACTTTGCATTCAAGCTTATTGGAGAACCTCTAACCGAGCAGCTTCTTCATGAATTGCTAGCAAAGGAAAGAAGGGCCAACATTTTCACTGATGACGTCAAAAATGGAAAAGTCATTAAGTGGAACTCTGGTGATTTCAGCGCTGCGACTGATGGGATCTCACAGGAGGTCAATAGCCTCGCTCTCGAGGAATACATCGCTAGTCTTGCAGGAGTCACAGAGGATGAGAAAACAATCCTCCGCGCAGTATTGGGTAATCATCTCTTGGATTATCCTAGTGATGAAAACCGCCCCTACAAAGTGCGCGAGCCCTTCATGATGAAGAATGGTCAACTAATGGGCTGTCCAATCTCTTTCCCTATTTTATGTGCAATCAACCTGGCGGCCTACTGGCTTGCCTTGGAAGAGTACACAGGGAGAAAGTTCGAGATTGATAAGTTGCCAGTATTAATCAATGGTGACGATATCCTCTTTCGAGCTACAGATGAGATGGCCGCAGTTTGGCACAAGTGGATCACCCACGCGGGATTCACTTTGAGCAAAGGCAAAAACTACCTGGCAAAGGACTTTCTTACAGTAAATTCTGTTTGTTATTCCTATAGAAGCCAAGAGTATCGCCAGAGCCAAGCCAAGCTTGCAAAAGCCGTAGCGAAGAAAAATAAAACTTCAAAAACTTATGTTCCAAAGGGATGTGCTGCATCCGGAGCATCTGGCCATGGAGAGCAGTTAAGTGTCCCTGCGACTGACGATGGAGAGGAATCTGCGGACGAAAATAATGAGCCTGAAAGTAAGCCCACCATAGACGTGGCCACAGAATTCGGGACAAATCTGTCCGATTCCTTCACCAAAATCGGTTACTTGAACACCGGGCTGCTCTACCAAAACCAAACAATGAAGTGGAAGGGTTGGCAACACGGGTGCCGATCAGAATTACGGCAGAAACCATTCGCAGACAAATTGAATGATCTTCTAGATAATTGTTGCGATAAGAAGCGAACATTTGCACTAGCAAAGAAACACTACGCTATCGAGATCGCACAGGCAACAGAACGAGGTAATCTTTCTCTTACCGCTCATCCCTCCCTGGGAGGAGTTGGGGTCAACCCAAATGGCATAGAGGATGATGTCTTCTACACACGTTTCCAACGAAAGTTGGGTGGCTTCCTTAAAGATCGCCTAAAGAAAGGCAAATTTGGAAGACATCCGACCCAAACGATTGGAGGGACAGAAATTGTCTCGAGTGTCGTAGACCTCAACAAAAACCTTGATATTGAAGGCCGTGTAACCTATAGGAATGATGCGATAACTATTGCAAAAGTTCCTGCAGACTTATGCTTTGGTGATGTTGTCATGCGTCGTGTCGATGAGCCCATGAGGGAACACGAACAGCGTGTGAAAGACTTACATAACACCAATGCCTTGTACAATTACCAAGCTCCACTGGATCGTAAAAAGATGAACCTTACGTGGACTCAAGGTTATTTGCCTACAAAAGTGCTAAAAGAGTTCAGGGGAACCAAACACCCTGTTGAACTAAAGAATCCCTCTCATTTCCATCTCGAGGCTCGTTGCAAGAACTTGTATCGAACCGATTCTCAATTTGTTTGGGAAGTGGAAATAAATCATGAGGATGGAACTGTACAAAAATATCAGTTTCTCCCTGGGGTTCACCAAGAGCTCGATCCACAAGGCATGTCGAGTCAGCAACTAAAAGATCAAGCTGACCTGCCTGTGGGCGAAGCAAGAGTTGATTACTTAAACACCTCGTCACGCCCTTACACTCCTTTCTGCACGTTTGGTGCACGCGGTACGAACTCCCCAGACGATCTGGTACAGTCAGCAACAAAAGAGCTGCCACCGATAGATCAATCGGAGAGTATCGCGGAATCCGAAATTGTAGAGGAGAGTGTAAAGGTGCTTGTTTGTTGAGACCAATCGACCGGCCAATGAAAAGATCGCGGTTTCAATCCGCCTTCTGGTCGGGGGGTGTGCAGTTGCTGATTTATCAGAACAGCTGCATTCCTGTTGCGTACTGGTCCTCTGGACAAGCTCACCAAGCTTTGTTCAATGGATTAGCTGGGTGTTGGTATTTGTAAATCCAACCCTGGTGCCGTCACTGCGGGAGTGGACGGTACAGTATCCATGTGGTTCGTGAAGCCACTAAACGCA